GACGAGGACGGAGGGGTGCGCGAGGTGCACGCGGCCAAGCTGGACGCGCTGGAGGGAATCGTGGAGGAGGCCAACGGGAAGCCCGTGCTGGTTTTCTACTGGTACCGGCACGACCTGGGCCGGATCATGGGGAGACTTCCGCAGGCCCGTGTCCTGGCGACCGACGGGGACATCGCCGACTGGAACGCGGGCAGGGTGCCGGTCATGCTTCTGCATCCCGCTTCCGGCGGGCACGGGCTGAACCTCCAGGCGGGCGGGTCCACCGCGGTCTGGTTCGGGCTCACGTGGAGCCTGGAGCTCTACCAGCAGGCCAACGCAAGGCTGCACAGGCAGGGACAGGCGGAGCGTGTGGTGGTCCACCACCTGGTTTCCCGGGGCACGGTGGACGTGGACTGCATGAGGGCGCTTACGGGCAGGACCGCGACGCAGGAGGCACTCCTGGAGGCGGTCAAGGCCAGGGTGCGTGGTGCAACGGCGTTGCCGGATAGGGGTTGACGTATGTTGCGGGAGGTAGCACAATTAGGGCATGAAGGAATATGCGAGGGCGTTCTATCAATCCAAGGCGTGGAAGGCGACGCGGCGCGCGTACATGAAGAGCAGGCTGGGCCTGTGCGAGCGGTGCGGCAAGCCGGGGGAGATCGTGCACCACAAGAGGCACATCACACCGAGGACGGTGGGCGACCCGGCCGTGACGCTGGACTGGGCCAACCTGGAGCTGCTGTGCCGCAGCTGCCACGCCTATGAGCACGAGGGATCGCCTTCGATGGCGCGGGGCGTCGGATTCGACGAGGACGGCAACACCGTGTGTATCACGTGAGGGTTTTGTGTGGTTTGTGTGTGGAAAGAGACACCCCCCGCCCTCCGTCGGGAAGGCGTTTTGCGCAAAACCGCATGGCCCTCCTCCGGAGACCCCGGAATGGGGTTTTCTGGCCGGGGGTGTGGATAACTTGTGGATAACTTGTGGATAACTTGTGGATAAACCAGGAGGAAGCATGGAGCTGGACAAGGGTAAGAGGATCAAGCGAGAGGTGACACGGCTGAATCGTGTGTTCAGGGGTCTGGACAAGGACCGCAAGGTCCTGGCGGACAAGGTCATCAGGCAGGCGGCCTTCATGGCGGTCACGCTGGAGGACCTGCAGGACCACATCAACGAGCATGGCACGGTCAGCGAATACCAGAACGGGGAGAACCAGTGGGGCACCAAGAAGAGCCCCGAGGTGGAGATCTACAACACGATGATCGGGAAGTACGGTGCGGCCATCAAGCAGCTGTGCGACCTGCTCCCTCCCCAGGAGGGCAAGACGGCGGCCGACGAGCTGCTGGACTTCGTGAAGCAGGCGGGGCATCGATGAATTACATCCGCGATTACTGGGGGCTCATACAGTCCGGCAAGATAAAGGCGTGCAAGCGACTGCGGAAGCAGTACGGCAAGCTGGTCGACGAGCTGGACCACCCGCGCGATCCGTGGGTGTTCGACGAGGGGCTTGCGGACAAGCCCATCGAGTTCATCGAGCGCTTCTGCCGGCACAGCAAGGGCAGGTGGGCGGGCAAGCCCGTGCGCCTGGAGCTGTTCCAGAAGGCGATGATCCAGGCCATGTTCGGATTCGTGCACAAGGAGACGCGCCTGCGCCGGTGCCGCGAGGTATTCACCCTGATGGGGCGGAAGAACGGCAAGAGCACGCTCGAGTCCGGCCTTGGGCTGTTCATGCTCATAGGCGACGGGGAGGGCGGCTCCGAGGTATACAGCGTCGCTACAAGGAAGGACCAGGCGAGGATCGTTTTCGCGGAGGCCGTCAACATGGTCGACCAGAGCCCGGACCTGAAGCGGCACATCACCAAGCGAAAGACCGACCTGTACTTCCCGCTGGCCTACAGCAAGCTGGAGCCGCTGGCGAGCGATTCCAACACCCTGGACGGCCTGAACGTCCACTACGCCATAATGGACGAGCTGCACGCCATCAAGGACCGCAATCTGTACGACGTCATCAAGCAGGCGATGAGCGCCCGCGAGCAGGCAATGCTCGCCATGATCACCACCAGCGGCTTCGTGCGTGAGTGCATCTACGACAGCATCTACGAGTATGCCTGCCGCGTGCTGGATGGGGTGGTGGAGGACGAGCGCTTCCTGGCATTCGTTTATGAGCTGGACGACCGGGAGGAGTGGACCGATTTCCGTGCCTGGGAGAAGGCCAACCCGGGCCTTGGCGCGATCAAGGACGCCGCCGAGCTCGCCGCCGGGGTGGAGCGGGCCAAGGTGGACCCGGACTACCTGCCCACGGTCCTGACCAAGGATTTCAACGTGAGGGACACGGTGGCCGGCACCTGGCTGACCTTCGATGATGCCAACAACGATGAGACCTTCACCCTGGAGGAGCTGCGCGGCTGCTACGCGGTGGCCGGGGCGGACCTCTCCAGCACGACCGACCTCACCTGCGCCACGCTCCTGATGATGAAGCGCCCCGGCGGCAAGAAGTATGCGGTCCAGATGTATTTCATGGCCGAGGAGACGCTGGCCGTCAGGATGGCCGAGGACAAGGTCCCATATGACAAGTGGCGCGACCGCGGGCTGCTGACGGTGTGCCCGGGCCACAAGGTGGACTACTCCATGGTGACGGCCTGGTACGACCACATGATGGAAGAGTACGACATCCGCCCGGTGTGGGTGAAATATGACCCGTGGAACTCGAAGTATTGGGTTGACGAGATGGCGCAGAAGGGCTACACTATGTCAGAATGTCGGCAGGGTTACCAGACGCTCAGCCAACCGATGAAGGAGATGGGGGCCGACCTGAGGGCGAAAGCCATCAATTACGGCAACAACCCGATCCTGAAATGGTGCCTGACGAACGTTTCCCCCAAGATCGACGAGAATGGGAACATACGCCCGGTGAAGGGCAAGGTGAGCAGGCAGCGCATAGACGGCGCAGTGAGCCTGCTGATTGCGTACACGGGGCTTTTCGAGCACCTGGCGGATTACGAGGCGCTGATAGCGCCGGACGAGGAGGGCTGACCTTGGCAGAAAAGAGGAGCCTCATTGACCGCTTCTTTGGACGACGCAAGCCGGCGCCCCAGGGTGGTCTCACCCGTCTCCAGATGATGAGCGGATCGAGCGCAACGTTCGTGCCGTTCAGCGGCAACGCCTACGACAGCGATTATGTGCGCAGCGCCATCGACGCGATCGCGCGAAACGGCGCCAAGCTGAAGGCCAGGCACATCAGGCGCGTGGACGGGAGGATGGTACCACCGGTTGACAACCTCGACAGGTTGCTCCAGGTGAGGCCGAACCCGTACATGAACGCCTACGCTTTCTACTACAAGGTGATCACCCACCGCTACCTGCACAACAACGCATTCGTCTTCATCGACCGCGGACCCTCGGGTCTGGTCAACGGGCTGTACCCGGTCTCCTGCTCATCGGCGGAGTTCCTGGAAGTACCGTCCGGGGAAATATTCGTGCGCTTCACCTTCACGGGTGGGAAGCAGGTCATCCTCCCCTACGCGGACATCATCCACCTGAGGCGGTTCTTCAACAGCCAGGACCTGCTCGGCGACCAGAGCCAGGCTTTCATCACCAAGCTGGCCCTGATCAACACGATCGACCAGGGAGTGGCTAACGCGATACAGACAACCGCCAACTTCAAGGGGTTGATCAAGGTCAACGCGATGCTCAAGCCGTCGGACCTCAAGAAGGTCAAGGACGACTTCGTTTCTGATTACATGCACATAGAGAACTCCAGCGGGGTGGCCGCCCTGGACAACCGGGCCGAGTACCAGGAGCTGAAGCACGACCCCAAGACCGTGGACGACAAGCAGCTGAACTACTTCAAGCAGGCCATATATGACTACTTCGGGGTGAGCGCCGGCATCGTGGAGAGCAAATACAACGAGGACGAGTGGAACGCCTTCTACGAGGGCACGCTGGAGCCGATGGCCCTGGAGATGTCGACCGAGTTCACGAGCAAGCTGTTCAGCGGCCGCTCGCAGGGCTACGGCAACGAGGTGATCTTCGAGGCCAACCGCCTGCAGTACGCGAGCAACAAGACCAAGATTCAGCTCATCAAGGAGGCCGGGCCTCTCGGCATCCTGACCGTCAACGAGGCCAGGGAGGTGTTCAACCTGGCGCCGGTGGAAGACGGCGACAAACGATTGCAGACGCTTAACGTTATCAATGCCGCGAAAGCGGACAAGTACCAGATGGGCGAGGAGGACGACGATGGACAATCCGATCAAGAAACTGACTGACCGCGAGGTCCGCATGGCGGACATGACGGCGGCCGACGGGGCCGAGCGCGTGGTCGAGGGCCGCGCCATCGTCTTCGACAGCCCGACCGTGCTCTACGAGTGGGAGGGCATCCAGTACAAGGAAGTCATCGCACGGGGGGCCCTGGACGGGGCTGACCTTACCGACGTACCTTTCCGGTACAACCACAGCCAGCAGACCATGGTCATGGCACGCACGCGGAACAAGACCCTGACCCTTACCAAGGATGACCAGGGACTCACGATCCGCGCGGAGCTCGCCGACACCACGGCGGGCAACGACCTGTACAAGCTCATCAAGCGCAGGGATGTGGACAAGATGAGCTTCGCCTTCAGCGTCAAGGAATCGAGCTACGACAACGAGACGCACACGAGGACGATCACCAAGATCAAGCGTATCTGGGATGTGTCGGCGGTGGATACCCCCGCATACCAGGACACTTACATAGACGCGAGGAGTTTCTTCGAGGCGGAGGCTGAGAAGGAGCGCATGGCGGCGGAGGCGGCCTACCTTGCTAAACAAAGGCTTGCCCTTAGATGCAAGCTCATCCAGATTCAGGAGGACTGAAAAATGAAAAGAGACGAGATTCTGAAGAGAATGAAGGAAATCCAGACCCGCTCCGCCGCCATCGCGCAGGAGCTCGCAGGGGATGGTGCTGACATGGAGGCGCTCAACGCTGAAGTGGACAAGCTGATGACCGAGAAGAGGAGCCTGCAGACCCAGCTCACCATCCTGGACATCCAGGAAGGCCAGGTCGAGACCCGCAGCGCAGGGATCTTCAATACACAGCCCCAGGTACAGCCTGAGACCCGCAACTTCGAGCAGATGAGCATCGAGGAGGTGCGGTCCGCTCCCGAGTACCGCAGTGCCTTCCTCAAGAGATTGCAGGGCAAGTCACTGACCGAGGTCGAGAAGCGCGCATATGACAGCGGCACCACCAGCGGCGGAGCCTATGTCATCCCTACCCAGACCTCGACCACCCTGTTCGACAAGATGACGAAGATCGCGCCCATGCTCAACGAGATCACTCTCCTGCGCGTGGCCGGCAACGTCAAGTTCGGCGTGGAGGGCACCAGGAACGCCGCTGCCAAGCACACCGAGAACGCCGCAGTCACCCCGGCAGCCGACACCATCACCTACGTGGAGCTCGGTTCTTACGAGTACATGAAGGTGATCCGCATCTCCAAGACCATCCAGACCATGGCTATCAACGCCTTCGAGGCATGGCTTGTTGACATGCTGGCCGAGGACATCGCCGTGCAGATCGAGAACGCGATCATCAACGGTGACGGGGACGGCGATCCCAAGGGCGTCGCCTATGCCCGCACCTGGACCGCGGGATCGACCTCCATCGAGTTCACCAACGCCGGCGCTCCGACCTTCGACAACGTGGTCGACATGATCGCCCTGCTGCCTGCCAGGTACGACGGCAACGCCAAGTTCCTGACCAGCAAGACCTTCCTGTACAGCTACCTTGCCAAGATCAAGGACGACAGTAAGCAGCCGATCCTTGTGCGTGACATGGTGAACGGGCTGACCATGCGCCTGATGGGCTTCGAGGTCCTCATCTCCGACAAGGTGGACGCCAAGACCATGTTCCTCGGCGACTTCCGCAAGGTGGTGGGAAACCTGGCCCAGGACGTGACCGTCGAGTCCTCTGTGGAGAGCGGCTTCCTGAGCAACAGCATCGACTTCCGCGGTACCGCGATGTTCGACTGCGACATTGCCATGGCCGACGCTTTCATCAAGATGACCGAGGCAGCCGCAGTCTGATGACTGACAACGTGATCCGGGGGCCTTCGGGCCTCCGGGCACTCGCATTGAAGGGAGGGCGCTATGGCAGCAGTGACACTGGCAGAAGTGAAGACGAGGCTCAAGATCGAGGCGGACGACGCATCGCGTGACGCCGAGCTCAACACGCTCATCGACACGGCCGGGGCCATGTTGTACAACCTGACCGGGATATCCTACGACGGGACCAACGCCCTGGCGAAGACCGCCTGTTTCTTCATCATCCAGGACCTGTACGACAAGAGGGGCATGAGCTCCTCCGGCGGTTACAAGTCCGACAGATTGAGTGACAAGACAAGGCAGGTCGTGGACATGATTCTCTCCCAGCTCTCCTTCTGCTACCCGCAGATCCCTGAGCCGGATGAGGACCTAACCTGGAACGACCTGTTCGGGTTGTCGACGTGACAGGGGGTGCGTGATGGGCAGTTATTATGTGGACCCGGGCGAACTTGACAAGCGTGTGACGATCCTCCGCTTCGGCAAGGAGCGTGACGACGCCGGGGGGTTCCTGGACGACTGGCCCACCTCCGGGTGGGAACAGGTATGCACGAGGTGGGCGCGCGTTGAGCCGCTGAGGGGCCGGACGTACTTCGAGGCGCAGCAGGCGCGGGCGAATGTCACGCATCGGGTGACGACACGGTATGTGGAAGGCATCACCCCGGACATGACCATCAATTACGCTGGCCGCAGGCTGGACATCATCAGCGTCATAGACGTGAACGAGGGCCATGACTGGATGGAGATCATGACCGAGGAGGCCAAGCAATGACTGATTTCAGCGTAGAGGGCCTCCAGGAGACCGTTGACAAGCTCGCCAAGCACAGTGTGCAGTTCTACAAGGACGCCGACAAGATCGTCAGGCGGTACGCTAGGAGCGTCACCAAGGACGCCAAGGCGGCCGCACCGGTCGGGGAGACGGGCAACCTCAGGGACGCGATCAAGGCGAGGTATTTCAACAAGAACGCGAGCCCGGCGGCCACGGTCTACCCGAGGGGGTGGAAGGGAAGCCACAGGCACCTGGTGGAATATGGGACGGCCCCCAGGACGCAGAAGACAACGGGAAGGTTCACGGGGCGCGTGAAGGCACAGCCGTTCATGGGACCCGCGGAGAAGAAGAACGAACCGCAATACATGGCGGAGATGACAAGGCTGGTGAACAAGAATGTTTCAATATGACCTTCAGGGCGCAATGTACGCCGCGATCAAGGCGGACCCGCTCATCACCGAGGAGACATATGACTTCGTGCCTGAGGACGTACCGAGCCCGTACCTGGTGATCGGCGACAGCGACATGATCCCATGGGACGACAAGCTCACCAAGGGTGGGGAAATAACCGAGACCGTGCACGTATGGGCGGACGGCACCAAGAAGCGCCGTGTGAAGTTCATCGTAGGCAGGCTGGAGGCGGACCTTGCAAAGGACCTCACCGCAGAGGGCCGCAGGTTCCGCCTGCATCGTGTACAACGGATGCAGGTAATGCACGAGACCCCCGATCTTGTACGGGGAACGATAACACTCGTATATCGGGTGGAGGAATAGGAGGACAACCATGGCTAGGGCAATGGGCATTGACTTTGTGATCAAGATCGGGACCGACATCCTGGCGGGACAGAGAAGGGCGACACTCAACCGTGACGCGGACACCATCGATGTGACCGCCAAGGACTCCCCCGATCTGTGGAGACAGAATGAGGCGAGCTTCAAGAACTGGAGCATCGACTCGGACGGCTTGGTGGTGGAGGACGACGCCGCCTACCTCGCACTGGAGACAGCGTACAACAACGGGGACAAGGTGACCGTGGAGATTTCCACTCCAGCAGGGCACAAATATGGCGGCAGCGCGCTCATTACGAGCTTCCCTGTCGACGCACCTTATGATGACGCAGCCACGTACAGCGTTTCGCTCCTGGGTGACGGCGCACTGACCAAGACCCCGGCAGCCTAAGGAGGGATGACGCATGAGACAAGGTGTAACACTGGAACTCGAGACACCCCGGACCCTACGGTTCGGGACCAACGCACTTGTGGAAGCCCAGGAACTCCTGGGCAGGCCCGTGAACTCGCTGGGTTCCGACCTGGGGCTCAAGGAGTTGCGCGTGCTCGTGTACGCAGGGCTCAAATGGGACTTCAAGGCGATCTCGCTCTCCAAGGCGGGTGACATCATCGACGAGGTCGTAGACACACACGGGATGGAATACCTGGGTGAGAAGCTCACCGAGGCCATCAAGCTGGCCTTCCCGGACGACGACGGAAAAAAAGAGTAGGGGGGCCCACCACCCCCGACGACCTGTTCAGGGTCGCGGCCGGCGTGCTGGGCATCCCGTGGCGTGACTGCTACGAGATGACCCCGCGCGAGCTCCGGCTCGTGTGTGACGGCCGGATCAACCGGCGCAGGGCGGACATCGAGCT